TGATACGTCTCTCCATAATTCTCATCGCCGTCTTTCATAATGGTGAGTAGCTTTTCCTCCGGTTTTGTGCAGTAGATATAGCACTTAAACGGCGTATCCATCTTCGGGCGCGTCTTGCGCACCTCGATCGTCTTCTGCCCGTTGATGATCTTCTCACACCACTCCGGGCGGATGCTAATCAAAACAGCTTTACTCATGCCTTTTCTCCTCCCTCCGGCGCCTCCGGCGCGCCGCGCCATTCCCAGTTGTCTGAGCTGCTCCCGATTCCGGAGCATTTCATGCACGCGCAATCCGGTTTCTTCGCGCAATTATCGCAGTCTTCTTGGCCGGTCGGCTTAAACCCTTCCGGGCAATCCTCAAACCTCGCACAAAACATGCAGCCAGCTTTCCGAATCTCCTTTTTCAGCGCCGCGTTCTCGGCGGTCAGGCGCTCGATCAGACTGGCGGCCGCGGCGGCTAAATGCTCGACGCACTCCCTATCTGGGAAAATCGGGCACATCCCACAACTTGAGCAGTCCCTTTTGGCGCATTGCCGCAGCGCCTGCACGATTTCCTTGTCTGTCATGGTTTTTCCTCCCTCCCCGGCGTCAGCTTGGCCAGCATGATCTGCCCCAGATCCGCCACGTAGACCAGCCGCCCGCGGCTGTACACCATCAGCTTGTCGCCCTGGATCTCCATCCGGTCGGCCTCGATGTTCGTGATATCCTGGCAGGCGTCACACACGAACCTCATACTAGCGCCCCCGGTCGGGTGTCCGGCGTGTAGTGGAGCTTGGTCGCGCGGGCGTTCTGATGGTACTCCGGGCGGGTAAATTTATAGCCCCAGTGCTTGGCGGCGGTGAAAAGGGCCGCATAGCCGTCCTCGGCGCGGACGGTTACTTTCTGGTCTCCATATGTAACGGAAAAGTGGTTCTGCCCGGTGTATCCAGCCTGTGCGATCACGGCGGGGCGCCGCGGTGCCCGCTCGCCGGGGTAGTCGATGCTATTTTGCAATGTGTTTGCGCCTCCTTATCTGGTTGTTGGCATGGACCATCTGCTTTCCCGCTGCAAGGTCGGGCTGCAGGCTGTCCCTGTCTCGGTGGTTGACGTCGTATATGTGATTCCGGATGCTCTCGTAGAGCGTCCAGGTGCAGCACCCGGCGCGGCATGTGCCGCTTCGGTCCGGGCAGTTCCGGCCGCAGGGCGGCGGGATGGGCCGCATGCGCGGCGCAAAATAATTCGCTCCGCTTCCTCCTGTACGTGCTGCAGCCATGCCGCGAGCGTTTGCAGCGCCGTCTCGCGCTGCAGCAGGTCTTCGACCGTGTCCCGGTCGACGCGCGGCATGCTCTGCAGGATCTCCCGGTCATTGGCGCAGTCATCGGCAAAGGCCAGGACGGCGTCGATGATGTCGGCCAGCTGATCCGGCCGGAGCTCGACCGGGATCTTTGGCTCGTCCTTCACCGGCTTCACAGGATCCCGTAGGTCGTCAGGCCCAGCGCGATCGCGCCGGTTGCGACGCAGGCGTCGGCCATCTCTGCGTACCCGGCGATCACCGCCAGCACAAAGGCCGCGCCGCCCAGCCACACGCAGCAGGTCTTCGCCACCCTCCGCATGGCCTCCCGGTACCGCAGCTCCTCCAGCAGCCGCTCCTGCCGCTCCCTGGTCTCTTCCTCCGGCTCATACCCGAGCCGTTCCGCAAGATTGGTTCTCATGTTGCACGTTTCTGCCTTTCCGGCAGGCGATCCGCCGTTCTGGGCCAGCAGCTGCAACTGCTGTTCCAGTGCGGCGATCGTTTTTTTCTTGAGCTCATTCACCCAGCGCACCCCCTTCCAGATCCAGAATCTTCTCGATCGCAGCCTTGACCTGCTTGCCCTTCCGGGCTCCATTCAGGATCTTGCTGAGATATGTCTTGTCGCAGGGGATCCCTGTCCCCTCAACCTGCGCGGCCAGCCAGTCCTGCGTCTTGTCCAGATCGATCAGCCGCTTGCGCACGGTCTTCCCGAAATTTGTCATGCTGTCTCCTTCTTCGCTTCCTGCATCCGCCTGACGAGCCGCGCCAGACGGGCGTTTTGTGTCGCGAGCTTCTGCGCGTCCAGGTCAAGCCCTTTGCGCTTCAGCCCGTTTATGATCTGCGCCGCCTGGCACTCGCAGACCAGCGCCGCTTCGATCAGATCATGCAGCTCCTGCCCGCTCAATGTGAGGGTGTAGGTCTTTACCTTCGCCATGCGTCAGCCTCCTATCTCTGCACCATCCACCGTGCCAGCTCCGTGAGCGACACCGTGTACTTGTTCCCAATGTGCCGGGCCGGGAACCGCCGGTCGGCCAGCAGCGTCCGCCTGTCGATGCCCAGCGCCGCCTGGCATTCCGTGATCCCGATGGCCGCCCGGCCCGGAAACATATCCGTCAGCAGCTCCAGCTGCGGCCGGTATCCTTCCAGCTCTCTCGGCATCCCCTCACGCCTCCTTCTTCTCGCTCTTCGGCTGCACCATGGCTGCCATGCCCTGCATAAAGATCAGCGCCTTCTCACGCATTTCCGGCGTAAGCTTGTTTATTTCCGCCGAGATCTTCTCGGCCTGCTGCTTCTGTTCCTCTGACATTGATCTCACCTCGCTTGGTTTATTCTTTACTCATACGATAGCAGTCTTTAAGACTATTGTCAAGCATTATTTTATTCTTTAAGAATATTTTTTATTGACATTTATTCTCCGCCGTGGTAACGTAGTGCCAGAAAGAAGGTGAATCCATGAACACAATCAACGAACGGATCGCGTTTCTGATCAAAGATCAAGGCTTGACGCAGGCGAAGTTTGCCGAGATGTTCCACTTTGGTCAGTCTAATGTGTCCAAGATATGCAATGGGACGGTCACACCTACCGATAGCCTGATTGACGCCATATGCACAAAGTTAAACGTCTCCCTCGCATGGCTGGAGGATGGCGTCGGGGAAATGTATGTCCAGCGCAGTGCAAACGAAGAGCTTGCCCTGCTGGTCTCGAACATCATGTCCGACGCGGATGACTCCTTCCGGAAACGCTTCATCTCCCTCCTGATGGCGCTCCCGCCGGAAAAATGGAGCGAAATTGAAAATTTCGTAAAAAAATTAAACGGAGACGCTTGACCGTCTCCGTTTATTTTTGTATTCTGGTAGGGGGTGGTATTTATGGATATTCCCAAAATCGTCACATACTGCGGCTATGGTTTCATTTCTTGGTTCATCGGCAAGGTCTTGCTCGAAATCCACACAAGAAAATTCCCAGAAGGCCAGCCGGAAACAACGTTTATGTGGATTTTGGACCATGTGTTAATGTGGATTTCGTTTATCTTCTTGGTTCTCGGCGCTGCCGTGAGTCTCGCCGCTTACTTCGTACATTTTGCTGAGTTTTCCCGCCACATGAACAAGTGGGAGCAAAAGGAGCGCGACGCATATACGCGCGGCTATGACGACGCTAAAAATGGACGCGTATTCCGTCTTCCTCCGCAAGATTAAATAAGGGTGGTATTTATGTTCAAGCGCCTCAAGTCCGGGAACGCATTTGACAACGGGTTAATGATTGCATACATCCTTGCATTTATCTTTTTGCTTGTCAGCTGCCAGACAAACACCTATACCAAGCAAGAGGTTGAAGAACTGAAGCAAGAATATGAAAGCCAACTCGAAAGTGCCCGTGAAGATAGCTACCAAGATGGCTATGACGACGGATACGATGATGGTTACTCCGTCGGTTGGGACGATTCCGCTCTCGAATACGGGGACAATTTTTCTGATGCCCCCACTAGTCAAAGTTCACATGTCGTATGGGTAACTCCTGCTGGCAGCAAATACCACCTGCGAAGCTGCAGCGCAATTCGTGGGCATTCTGTAGAGCGTACCACAATCGCAAAAGCCGAAGTCGCTGGCTATACCGCCTGCTCAAAATGCGATCCTTAACTTCCCCGCCGGAACGGTTTCCCGTTCCGGCGCTTACTTTATGATGTTCCGCAGGAATCGCAGGATGATTTTCAGCTGATCCAGTGTGGCCCGCTCTAAAATGTTTTCAATCCGTTCCATCGTCTTTTCCATCTCCGTCTCCATTTCTCCACAAAAACCGCGTTCATTTTTTGTTAATCTTTGCCTCTTGTTCGCGCCTCCCAAAAGTTGTAAGATATAGGTAGGCGTCGCCCGCGCCGCTGGCCGAACAACGGCGCGGGCTTTTGCTTGCGCAGGCGACCGGGAGCCGTCTGTAGCTTTAGGGTAGCCTGTCCACGGTAGACTTGTAAAGATATTACAGTTGCTTTTTGCAGTCAGACGTCTTGCTTTTTTGGGGGGAATGACATGTTTTGAAGGAAAAATTATCTGATTTATGCCGTGAGCAGAAGCAGACGATCACTCCGCACAAAACAAATCAGGACGTCGCCGAAAATACCGACCTTTCCGTCGGCACCGTCTCCCAGTTCTTTCGCGGCGACATCAAAAATCCGTCTGTTTACACGGTCGGCCCGATCTGCCGGGAGATGGGCGTTTCTATGGATGAGTATTTCGGCATCCCGCATGATGAGCCTGCCGAGCCTTCCGAGCCTCCCGATGCTGAAAAACTCCGCGCCGAGAACGCGGCGCTTCGTGTGCAGCTTGCTCAGCATCAGAAGTCCCTGCGCATGCACCGGCTTGTGACGCTCATCCTCTTGGGTATTCTTTTGCTGTGTGCCCTTGCGCTTGTGGCCGACGTGCTCAGCCCATCGATCGGCTGGTTCCGCGCATAAATCAAACCGCCCCGGCCCAGCGCCGGAGCGGTATCCGTATAACCTTTTGCCCTTGTGGCGAGAATCTGCTTATGAAATTTACATCTACCTGGAAAATCGCCGACCCGCTCGCGCAGTACATCATTTACCTGCGCAAGTCCCGGAAGGACATTGAGGCCGAAGCTCTCGGCCAGACCGACACGCTCAAGCGGCACCGGGCCGCGCTTTTGTCGCTGTCCGAAAGTCGCGGGCTGAACGTCGTGGAGATCTGCGAGGAAGTCGTGACCGGCGACTCCATTGCCGTCCGGCCGGAGGTGCAGAAGGTCCTGCAGCTCGTCGAGACCGGGAACTATGCGGGCGTCATCGTCATGGAGGTCGAGCGTCTGGCGCGCGGTGACACCATCGACCAGGGCATTATTGCCCAGACCTTTAAATACTCCGACACCCGCATCATCACGCCGAACAAGACCTACGACCCGAACAACGAGATGGACGAGGAATACTTTGAGTTCGGCCTCTTTATGTCCCGTCGCGAGTACAACACCATCAAGCGCCGCCTGTCCCGCGGCAAGGAGGCGTCCTTGCGCGAGGGCAAATGGATCTCCGGCAAGACGCCCTTCGGCTGGTCGCGTGAGAAGCTGCCGAATGACAAGGGTTACAAGCTCGTCCCGCACCCGGAGCAGGCCCCCGTCCTGCAGCAGATCTACAACTGGTACACCGGCGAAGGCTGCGCGCGCATCGGCGCGAAGGCGATCTCCACGCGGCTGAACAGCCTCGGCGTCCCTACCAACTCTGGCAGCCTCTGGCGCGCGGACTCTGTGCTGGATATCCTGCGCAATCCGGCAAATGCGGGCTGGATCAAATCCGGGGGCCGACCGGAGACGAAGCGCATTGTCGACGGCGCTGTCGTCGTCAGTCGCCCCCGCACCCGGCAGGAGGATCTGAAGCTTTATAAAGGGCTGCACGACGGCCTGATCTCGCAGGAGCAGTACGACAAGGCCGTCGCTCTTAGCTATTCCAGCGCCAGCCCGCGCGGCAAGGGCGCATGGGGGACCGTGACGAGCCTCGCCGGGCTCGTCCGCTGCGACCAGTGCGGCCGCGTGATGGTGCGCCGCCCGTCTTCCGGCGGCCGGCGTGATACGCTTCTTTGTCCCTCCTACGGCTGCACGACCGTCAGCGCGTGGTATGATGATGTGGAGGACGCCGTGCTGGATGCTCTGCG